AAATAGCACAAAGAGAACAAGATGCTATTCAAGCAGAACAAGATAGAATTGCTTTTGAAGCTAAACAAAAAGCTAAAGCAGATGCTAAAGCTAGTGCAATAGCAAAACTTTCTGCACTTGGTTTAACTGAAGAAGAAGTTAAGTCTATCCTTTAGGATAAACAGTCTTACTACTCAAAAAGACCATAAGTCTTTTTTTAACAAACAAACAAAAAAACTAACATGACAATAATACTTATAATTATATTTTTTATAATCGGAATTTATTTAGGTTGGAAAAAATCAAATCTTATAAATGAGTTTATAGAACACTTTAAGTCAATAAATAAAAAGAATTAATTTTAATGGAGCCAACTTACTTTACAACTTTTGAAATAATTTTTTACATAAATTTTGTTTTAACAATATTTATAGTTTGGAAACTAACAAGATAACAAACAAAAAGGAGACAATATGTTCACACCTAAATTTGAAATTCCAACTTACGAAGAAGTAAAAAAGACTTCTGAAAATTTTGTAAGTCAGGTTCAAAAATTTTGGGCAGATGCTTTCAAAGACTATACAAAGTCTATTGAAACATTTTTTCAAAATAACAAGAAGTAAAACTAACAACTAACAATCAGGAACACTAATGGCTAAAAAGGAGAAGTCTGTTTCTGAACTTTTAGAACAAGTACAAGACATACTTGCAGAAGTTCAAGACAAAGTTAGTGAAAATGACTCGGATTGGTCTGATGAAGACGAAGACGAGAATGAAGACGAAGAGTAATCATTAATGTCATTTTAGCTCCGCTTATGAAGAAAAAAACTAGTAAGAGCTTTCACAAATCTAGAAATCAGATTTTAAGTAAATCACATTTTGATATTTTAATTTCTGAAATAAGAAATTTAAAAAAAGATGTTGAGGAGTTAAAAGTTTTTATGAATAAATCTAAAGGAACATTAGCAGTAATAATTTTTATTTCTGGCTTAGTTGCAACAATAGTTATGATTTTAGATTATTTTAAAAAATAATTAAATGGTTAAAAAAATATATCAGAACCCGAAAGGGGGTCTGAATGAAGCTGGTCGTGCTTACTATAAACGAACCACAGGAGCTAATCTTAAAATACCTTTAAAGTCAGGAGTAAATCCTAGACGAGTTTCATTCGCAGGAAGATTTGCTGGAATGAAGGGGGCAATGAAAGATGAAAAAGGCAATCCAACAAGGTTGGCTTTAGCACTCCGAAAATGGGGCTTTCGCTCTAAAGAAAGTGCGAGAGCTTTTGCAAACAAACATAAACAAAAATAATAACATGATAAAAAAAGGATTATACGCAAATATTAATCGTAGAAAAAAATTAGGAATATCAAGAAGTAAAAAGAAATCTACAATAAGTCCTGAAGCATACAAAAATATGCAAAAAGGATTTCCTAAAAAATAATGTCAGAAAAGTTAAAAGAGTTACATGAAAAACTTTGCGAAGTATTATTAGAGAAGATTAAATCTCCTGATGTTACTGCAAGTGAATTAAATGTAGCTAGACAACTTTTAAAGGATAATGGGATAGATGCTATTCCAGTGGAAGGCAGTCCACTTAAATCTTTATTAGATGAACTGCCATTTAAAGAGACTATTAAATTAGCTAATTAGCTATATTTCTAGACCTCTTTGACCACCTTTATTTAAGCCACCTTCTTGGCTTTCATAATTAACATTACGATTAAACCAACCTAAAGGTATGGAGTAATCAATTGGAAAGACAAATAAATGATACTGATTTGCAGTATCCATTAATCTACTTTCTCTTGGATAAAGTTCTATGGCTTCTCTTCTTTCACAGACTAATTCATTCTTAATTAGTTGAAGATGTCTCCAATCGTGAATTGCTTTTTTATCAATTCGTTTGATTGAAAGATAATCCATAGAACCTTTCCAATGTTTCTCGTGAACTAACCAATCAGCTTGGCTTCCACGAAAAACTCTAACTTCGTAAAGGTCGTTTTTCCAAACCTCACAATTATACATTTCATTGTAATATTGTTTGGCTTGTTCATTAGTTAATGAAAGACCAAATTTAAGAGTTTCAGATTTACAGTACATTAATCTTTCACTCATTGGTAAGTCCCAAATTGGAAATCTAGCTTGAGTAAATTTATTCATTCTAGTTCTCCTTTACGTAGGTCTTCCAGTACTGACCTTTGATTAACAACTTTCTAGTTGTAGTCTGATGGTGCAATTCAATAATTTGCATTTGCAAACATTTATTAATTGCTCTTGAAATTCTACCTGAATTAATTTCAGGAAGTTTTTCTTTTATCAAACCAATCATAACTCTACGACCTATTCCTTTTACTCTTTTAGAAGGATTAGAATAATTTTCTTGAAGCAACTTTACTACTTCAGGATAAACTATTGAGAAAGAGTTACGACTTTCTTTTTTATACTTGGAAGCAAACGCCTCAAACCAATCATACCAACCTTGTCGGTCATTGATAAAGTCTGGAGCATTTTCTTCTCCTGTATATTTTATTTTGTTTGTCATTTTTATTTTCCTTTGTTAAAAGTTTCTCTTTAACAAGTACGAGACACACTTGTCATTTTCTTCACCTACAATGTTAAAGAGCTAAATTAACTTTTTTTACTTTTTATTATTTAATACTTTAACGATACTTATTAACCCTTAAAGTAATCAAACTTTTTATTTAATAAAAAAATTTAATTAATAGTATTTTACCACACGCACTTTTTCAAAATCGTCTAGAAGCTAGTAAAATGGTTTTGTAATTATCCACAAGTGAATAAGTCATTGTAATTAAAAAGAACTATCTTTGTTAAAAATGAAAATAATGCTTTTTTAAAAAAATAAAAAAAATTATGTTAAATGAAAAATTAAAAGATTTTAGAAATTTTTTATATTTAACTTGGAAGCATCTTAATCTTCCTGAACCAACTAAAATTCAGTACGACATTGCAAAATATATTGCGACAGGTTCTCAAAGAACTATTGTCAGTGCTTTTAGAGGAGTAGGTAAAAGTTGGATAACTTCAGCTTTTGTATTGTGGAAACTACTTTTAAACCCACAACTAAATATCTTAGTTGTTTCTGCATCTAAAAATAGAGCAGATGATTTTAGTACGTTTTGTCTACGTTTATTGTCAGAAATGTCAATATTACAGCACCTTTTTCCAAAGGATAATCAAAGACAAAGTAAGATAAGTTTTGATGTAGCTCCAGCAGGAGCTTCCCATCAACCTTCTGTTAAAAGTTTAGGAATTACAAGTCAGCTTACAGGTTCAAGAGCAGACATTGTTGTTGCAGACGATATTGAAACTTCAGGAAATACTCAAACACAGTTTATGAGAGATAAACTTTCTGAAGCTATAAAAGAGTTTGAAGCTATTATAAAACCTGAAGATACCTCTAGAATTATATTTTTAGGAACACCACAGAACGAATTTAGTATTTATAATAAACTTCAAGAAAGAGGTTATAAGATAAGATATTGGTGTGCTAGATATCCAACTGAAACACAGTTAAAATCTTATGGTTCTAATTTAGCTCCAATTATTTCTAATACTTGGAACTCTGATTTAGTTGGTAAAGCAACTGACCCATTAAGATTTGATGAACAAGATTTACTTGAAAGAGAAGCAAGTTACGGAAGACTTGGTTTTAATTTACAATTTCAATTAGACACAACTCTATCTGACTTAAATAAATATCCATTAAAGTTATCAGACTTTTCAGTAATGACTTTAAATCAAGAGAAAGCTCCACAGAAAGTTATTTGGGCTTCTTCTCCTGAATTAAAATATAATGATATTCCTTGTGTAGGTTTGCAAGGTGATGGCTTCTATAGACCTATGCAAGTTCAAGGAGATTGGATTGATTACACAGGTTGTGTGATGAGTATTGACCCAAGTGGAAAAGGTAAAGATGAAACTGCTTATGCGGTTACTAAATTCTTAAATGGAAATATTTATTTAATTGATGTTGGTGGATTTAATGCAGGTTACACAGAATATGTTTTAGATAAATTAACTCAAATAGCTAAAAAGAATAAAGTTAATAAAATATTAATTGAAGATAACTTTGGTCAAGGAATGTTTGAAGCATTGCTTAAACCTTATCTAATAAAAGATTATCCTTGTTCTACAGAATTAATTAGACAAACTTCAAATAAGCATAGAAGAATTTTAGACACATTAGAACCTTTGATGTCTCAACATAGGATAATTATAGATACAAATGTTATTAGAAAAGATTATGAAACTACAAACGATTTGTATTCTGCTGAACAAGCATTGAGGTATCAATTATTTTATCAGATAAGTAGATTACAAATTGGAGTTAATAATTTAATAGTAGATGACAGAATAGATGCTTTGCAAATGGCTTGTCATTACTGGTTACAGCAATTAGCAAAAGACCAAGATTTATCTTATAAGCAAAAGAAAGAAGAAGACTTTAATATACAATTAGAAAAATATTGGGGTATCAATTCTCATAATTCTAGTTGGATTAAATATTCATAAATTAAAATAACAGGGGTAGTAAGGTATGTACCAAAGGCAACTTGATAGCTCTAAATGCGTTTAAATCAAACTTTTTTGCTATGGAACTCCTAAAGTGCAACCTATTAATTAAAAAACACACACCTCATAAGACAACACAAGACCCAAACTCATTAAAAATTATAGGTCTATAATTGGGCTATAGTACCTTCTATAAGAAGTTTCATCTACTACCACTTCTTTAATTACAACTATAATTGAACTATAGTACAACTATAGTTCAACTAT